AAGTCTACGACTTGTGTGTCTTATCTTCTACACTATGCCGTATTCAACGATAACGTAAACATTGCAATCCTTGCTAACAAAGCATCCACTGCTCGTGATTTGTTGGGACGCTTACAATTAGCGTACGAAAACCTGCCAAAATGGATGCAGCAAGGTATCATAGCATGGAACAAAGGTTCTATGGAGTTGGAAAATGGGTCAAAAATTATTGCTGCTTCTACTAGCGCCAGTGCGGTACGGGGTGGCTCTTATAATATTATATTCCTGGACGAATTTGCGTTTATTCCTAACCATATCGCTGACGACTTCTTCGCTTCTGTTTATCCTACTATATCTTCTGGTCAGTCAACCAAGGTAATTATGGTTTCTACCCCGCACGGTATGAACCATTTCTATCGTTATTGGCATGATGCTGAGCGGGGCAAGAACTCTTATGTTGCTACTGAAGTTCACTGGTCTGAAGTTCCTGGAAGGGATGCTAAGTGGAAAGAGCAAACTATTGCTAACACATCAGAGCAGGAATTCAAAATTGAGTTTGAGTGTGAGTTCCTAGGTTCTGTTGATACACTTATTGCACCTTCTAAGTTGAAGGCAATGGTTTTCGAGGACCCAGTTCTATCTAATGATAGTCTTCTAGTATATCAAAAACCACGAGAAGATAGAGATTATATTGTTACTGTTGATGTTGCTAGGGGTGTCTCAAAAGACTATTCTGCATTTATCGTCGTAGATATTACAGAGTTCCCATACAAAATGGTTGCTCGTTATAAAAATAATGAAATCAAACCGATGCTGTTCCCCAGCGTCATTCAAGAAACAGCAGAGGCATATAACAATGCATATGTGTTGTGTGAAGTGAATGATATTGGTGATCAAGTTGCATCTATTCTAAACTTCGATTTGGAATATGAGAACGTATTGATGTGCTCGATGCGAGGTCGTGCTGGTCAAATTGTAGGTACAGGTTTCTCTGGTAAAAAGACACAACTTGGCGTCAAGATGAGCACCACAGTCAAGAAGGTTGGTTGCTCTAACCTAAAGACTTTGATTGAAGAAGATAAGTTAGTCATCAATGACTACGATACCATCAGTGAACTAACAACTTTCATTCAAAGAAAACAGTCTTTTGAAGCAGAAGAAGGGTGTAATGATGACCTTGCAATGTGCTTGGTTATCTTTGCATGGTTGGTTGCACAGGACTATTTCAAAGAAATGACGGACAATGATGTCCGAAAAAGAATTTATGAAGAGCAGAAAAACCAGATCGAACAGGACATGGCTCCGTTTGGATTTGTATCTGATGGACTAGGTGAAGTAGGTGGTGAAGTAGACAGTCAAGGTGACCGTTGGTACACTGATGAGTATGGTGATCTTAGTTACATGTGGGAATTTCAATAAAATAAGGGTATTTTATAAATAATTTTAGTCTAAAATTAGGGTTACTGCAGGGGAGTTCAGAATGGCACTTCAGTTAGCATCTCCAGGCATTCAAGTTAGGGAGGTAGATCTAACTCGCGGTGGTGTTGATACAACTATCAACGTCAAGGCGGGTATCGCAGCACCTTTCCAACAGGGTCCTGTAAATGAGATCGTAACTATTACAAATGAGAAGGAACTCGTAGAAGTTTTTGGAGAACCAAGTTCTTCGACAACTGATTATCAATACGAGTCTTGGTACGCATGTTCAAACTTCTTGTCCTATGGAGGACAGTTGGACGTTGTACGTTGTGGTGGTGGTGATCTAAACAACGCAAACGTTGCTGTTGGTGCATCTGCACAAGCAAGTTTGCTAATTGAAAATTACGACGATTATAATAATAATCATCTATCTGATACTAACTGGTATTGGGCAGCAAAGAACCCAGGCAATTGGGCACAAGAGTTGAAGATTGTAGCAATTGACGCTGCAGCAGACCAAAGAATTACTGGTATTCTTACCACTAGCATTCCATCAACATCCTTTACTACTGCAGTATCTGCAGCTGCAACTGTTGGTATTGGTTCTACCCTAATTTTCCTAGATGATTATGCTGGTATTGCAACTGGTCAGACAGTTGAACCAGTAACCGGTGTTATCGGCACTGGAGTAACAGTTCTCACCTTAGCAACTGTAAATGGTGATGCTGTAGCGGGCACTGGCGAAACAGTTGGTGGCGTTCTTCTTGCTACTGCATCAATCAACGCTGGCACTATTACAGATCAGACGCTGAACTTTGGTGAGTATACTACAAGTTTCAGTAATTTCCAAATTCAAGCAGGTTACGCTGTAACTCAAACACTAGACGGAACACAAATCGGTATCGGTACTACATCCGATGCTAATGGTTATCTGAAGGGTGTCGTTACTGGTGTTGGTGCAAGTTTCATTGATATCAAGGTTACTTCCTACATCTCCGGTCTAGGAACTGCTACTAACATTGATTATCAAGAGAACTCTTTGTATGAGTTTAAGGTAGGTGATGGAAAACAGATTGGTATTTCATCGTTCACACTTGGTGACGTTGGTATTCTAACTGGTACTCCTGCTAAGCAAGACTGGTATGATCAGCAAAATCTTCTAACCAGTGTTGCTGATGGTGGTTCTGATCCTGTTACCGTTTCTTGGAGATCTGTTCTTCCAAAACCAAGAACAAACGTTTATGTTTCTGATAGAAACGGTCGTTTTGATGGACTAAACGTTGTAGTTGTTGATACTGACGGTAAGGTAACTGGTACTCCAGGTAGCATCCTTGAGAAGTTTGGTAACCTATCGAAGGCAGCGGACACTGAAGTTTCTCCAAACAAGTCAGTTTACTACAAGTCTTATCTTGCAGATAATTCCAAGTATATCTACGCTGGTATCTCGCTAGTCAACGCAACAGATAGTTTCCACAATACTGCACCAAGAGTAGTTGGTTTCCAAACTGCTACCGAAGTTGGTCTAAAGGGAACTGCAGCAGGCGCATGGGGTCAGGATGCACAGAATGTTGTATTCAATGGTCTAGGCAACGCTTCCTACATTACTAAGATTGGTCGTGACTACTCGGGCGTAGGCAGCTTCAATGCTCCAATCGGTGATGTTCTAACATCTTACGACAAACTAGCAGATCCAGTCAATAGCAACATCAGATTCCTACTACAAGGTGGTGCATCTGGTACTAAGGAAGAAGAGCAAGCGAAAGCAAACAAACTCATCTCCATCTGCGAAACACGTAAGGATTGTGTTGCATTTATCTCACCAAACCGCGATAGTTTGGTTAATATTACCAGCGAGAGCACACAACTAAACAATGTTCTTTCGTTCCACGCACCTATCACATCTTCTTCTTATGCAGTTCTAGACGCTGGTTACCAGTACGTCTATGACCGCTTCAATAAGAAGTTCCAATACATGCCTTGCTCCAATGATGTAGCGGGTCTATGCGTCAGAACCGATAGAGATCAGTTCCCTTGGTTCTCCCCAGCAGGTACAAACCGTGGTTCCTTGAACTTCGCAGTCAAACTTGCATTCAACCCTGGTCAGGCATCTAGAGATCGCCTATACAGCAACAGAATCAACCCAATCATTTCCAAGACTGGCGCTGGTATCTGCCTGTTCGGTGATAAGACTGCACTTGCATACGAAAGTGCATTCGACCGCATCAACGTTCGCCGTTTGTTCATCACCATTGAGCAAGCAATTGAGAACGCTGCACAGGCACAACTCTTTGAAATCAACGATGCTGGAACTAGATCCAACTTCGTCAATATCGTTGAACCTTACCTACGCGACGTGAAAGCGAAGCGTGGTATCTACGACTTCCTAGTTGTTTGCGACGATACAAACAACACACCTGATGTGATTGATCGTAATGAATTTATTGCTGACATCTACGTTAAGCCAGCAAGATCGATTAACTTCATCGGTCTAACATTCGTAGCGACGAGAACGGGAGTTGCGTTCTCCGAAATCGTCGGCACTGTTTGATAAAGGAGGACACAATCAATGGCTATTCAAAACACCAACATCTTCAACACGCCAAACAACGAAAGAACGATTGACTCCTTCAAGAGTCGTCTCCTTCAAGGTGGCGCACGTTCTAACCTATTCGAGGTAGAACTAAACTTCCCATCGGGTCTCGGCATCTTTGATGACGATATCCAAGACACCACTTACCGTATGATGGTCAAGGGTGCTCAGCTACCTGCTTCTAACATTCCTGAGGTTGTCGTTCCTTTCCGTGGACGCCAACTAAAGGTAGCAGGCGACAGACGCTTCGATCCATGGACAATCACAGTCATCAACGATGGTGACTTCAAACTCCGCGAAGCGTTTGAGCGTTGGGCAAACTATATCATCAAGGTATCTGATGGTTCTGGTACAACCAACCCTGCAGATTATTTCCAGGATTGGATTGTAACTCAACTAGGCAGATCCCCAACTAATCTAGACACACCTGGTTCGGATAACGGTTCTCCAATTCCTGTCCAGCGTGCATATAAGTTCTACGGTTGTTGGCCAAGTAACGTAAGTGCAATTAACTTGTCTTACGATGAGCAAGACCAGATTGAAGAGTTCCAGGTTACCCTACAAGTTCAGTGGTGGGAAGCATACACTGGCGATAATCAGAATTCTGTCGTCTGATAAATAGACGAAAGAACCCTAGATAGGTAGTAATGGCGAGACTTTTTGGTTTTGAAATTGATGATAGTGATGAAAAGAAGTCTAAAAGTATAGTCAGTCCTGTTCCTCCCAACAACGAGGACGGGTCTGACTATTATCTTCAATCGGGTTTCTATGGTCAATTTGTAGACATTGAAGGTGTCTATAAAAGCGAGTTTGATCTCGTTAGAAAGTATAGGGATATGGCGTTGCACCCAGAGTGCGACCAAGCAATCGAACAAATCATCAGTGAGGCAATCGTATCTGATTTGAATGATAGTCCAGTTGAGATTGATCTGGACAATCTAGAAGTCAGTGCATCACTGAAGAAAGTAATTCGTCAAGAATTTAAATACATCAAAGATCTCCTACAGTTTGATAAGAAAGCACACGAGATCTTCCGTAACTGGTATGTGGACGGCAAACTATACTACCAGAAAGTAATCGATCTAAAGAAACCTGACGCTGGTCTTCAAGAAGTTCGTTACATTGACGCACTGAAGATCAAGTTCATGCGTATTAAGAAGGACGATGGTAAAGTTCTTCCTACCAATGCTACAGCAAAGGATTCTCCTAATCAACCAATTAAGGATTCGGAAATTACTGAGTTCTATACTTACTACCCTATGGGTGTAAAGGCAGGTGCTTATGGTTCTCTGCAGGGGCAGGGTGTAAAGATTGCTAA